TCAGGATACTCTTCATTGAATCCTCTATAAAAGAATTCAGCAAACCAGTTATTACGACCTCTAGGCGTGGAGATAAATAGCGCCTTGCTATTTGGCTTATCTAGTGTAGGTCTTAAAGCTACGTTAAAAGCTTCTCTGCCATGAGTTAGAGCCGCCTCATCAAAGATAATTAGATCATAGCTTCTTCCTACTACTGAGTCTACTTGATTGATAGATCCCATTCTTATAGTAGAATTATTAGATAACTCAATTACTCTATCTTTGGCATTATCTCGTACAACCTCTAAATCGAAGTGTTTTATAAGATTTCTCTGAAGATCAAAAGAAATTTGGGACAGAGAATAGTTGGGGGACATTAACAGTACAGAAGAGCCGGGTACTAAAACACACAGTTGACCTATAATATTTGCAATATAAGTCTTACCTTGTCTTCTAGATACCGCTCCACATACAAAACGATATTTAGGTGAGTTGATAGCATTTATTACTGCCATCTGAGATTTTATAGGGTCAATTCCTAATAACTCTAAATAGCCATTGACTGACAGTTTTAAGAATCTTTCTTCTTGTTGAAAGTTCATTAGTTCGGAGCCAACTATATCGGCTCTACTTATTTCTAGCATAATTACTACTCGGTATTAAGGATTACAGATTCTCCACTGGACTTCTGCTTGTTTTCTAGTGGCAAATCTTAGGCGGGCCCCACGAAAGGTAAATACAAAGCTACCACGAACTTCTTTAATATCTGCATTCATTTTATCTTCTTTACTCTTATCTGGAGAAATAGAGTCGCTTTTAGGTGAGGGTACTTTATTGCTATCCAATATATCGGGGGTAACTACTTTTGTTTCATATTTAGTTTCCATTATTATCTCCTTTAACCACGTGGGTTCCTCTATTTTTGTGACCATTCCAAGCAACAAATCCTGCAAGCCGTAAAGCCCAGTATGCTAAATAGTTTAAGAACTTAAATCCGTTTATTTCTATACAGATATCCCTAAATAGTCTATCCATGTAAGCTTGGTTCTTATAGCCAATATTTTGTTGATTCTTAGTCATTAAAGTTGCGTACTTATATCCGTAATCATGAACAAGTCCTCCCATTAATAATACTCCTGTAGGGGATAGAAACGTTGCCAAAAATTTAGGGACAGAAGCGCCATCAAACTGAAAGCCTTTAGGCACTTTGTAGGCTACAGTATCTAATGTAAAATGAAAGTCTTCTACAATTTCCCACTGTCTTACTCCTGTAATCCACATCCAGATAGCTTTCCAAAAGCCTTTATCCTTAGTATCTATAGGCAGGGGTTTCATAGTGGGCATTTGTGAATATTCAAAATTAACCCTCTTCTCGCCTTGCCCATCAAACTTACTTGCAATAAAACCTATTAGAACCAAAATTCCAAATACGGTCCATTGCCAAAAGGTAGCAGCTAAATCTATAACACTTTCAATCATAAAATACTTTCCTTATATACTCGTAGTTAGTATAGTAACTATTGTGCCCAGTAAAAATAATATAATAGCACCACCAACCTGTATCTGTCTACTATCTAATTTCTCTAATTTAACATCTATATCATCTAGTCGATTAAATGTTGTCTTCCATCTCTCGTCGCACTTAACTTCATGAGTTTCTATTCGTAGTTTAAGCTCAACTAGCTCATCATCTAGTTTACTCATGACGCATCCTCCTCATGATTACAATTTTCACATTCGCAGTTTTCACAGGGTTGATTACAATGACAAGCATGTCCGCATGACATACATTTTTCAAAAATTGATTCAGGTTCCATTATTTTCTCCTATTTCTTGTTTACAGCATCAGCAGCAAAAAATGCTGATACTAAAACTGCAATTGAAGCAAAATAGGTAGGAGCTATATCAGCAATGAGATTTGCCGCTGACTCCAAACCTAAAAGGCTTGTTAGAAAAATACCAAATGGGTATAATAAAAGTCCAAAAAGAGAGAACCAGGCCATTTTTCGAATAGCGTCTCTCTGAGCATCTTTATCCTCTAGTTCCTTTCTTTTGAACTCCATGTACATCTCATGTTCATCTTCAGTAACAACTCCATCCCCATTCGAATCTGCAGGATGGTATCCCTTTTCTTTAATCTCTTCAGCCATACCCATAACTCCTTACGCTAACAATATGGCGAGTACTCCCCATATTATTGCAGTTCCAAGAACTAGGGTTACAAGCCCTACGCCTATCTGCTGCATTAAGATTTCTCTTTCTTTTCTCTTCCTTGCCAGCATTTTCATATGCTGTTGACGTTGATGCTCTTGCTCAGCTTTAGCTTGTTTAAAGGATTCAAGCATCTCGGGGTCTGCAACTAAAAGCAGGTCATGCACGTCCTTCCAGTGTCTCTCATAGCTTTTCTTAATCATTGTGAGCTTAAGAACTTCACTTTGCGTAAGAGGCTTGAACGTACTTGACTTTCTTTCTATTTCAAAATTAGTTATGGCTTCGCCAAAGTCACTAATAGTTCCCATAAGCTGTTGCATACCCTGACCCGTTTCATTTGCTTGGTTTATCAAGCCATTGAGGGACGTAAGAATTGCACTTGCTGCGGCTACAGATTCTATAATCATATTTTATTTCTCTGCATCTATTAGTATTAGATGTCTTGTCCACCTATTCGGCTACTCGGACATACAAATCTGAACTGCAAAAAAGAGAATTATTAATGCTACCCCTAAATGTGTGCCTGTTATTTTCAAAACGTAAAGAGCTACACGTCGGGGGAGTTTATGAGTTTTTCTATTAAGGCCCCATAATTGCCTTGTCCAAAAGTACCTTCTCCTTGTATAAGAACATTATTTTGCTGGCGAATAGCTCCGGCAGATGCTTTTTCTAGCTCTGTTTGGGCTTTTATCTCGTCCATCCTCATTTTATGAGCCATTTGAACCAAGTCAGCTAAATCTTTAGTTGTGTACATCTCTGTCTCTTCAACCTCTTCTAGCTTCTTGTCAATAAGAGTGTCTAAAACTTCAGCTAATTTAAACTTATTTCTATAGCCTGCGTCTAAATATACAGAATCTATGTATTTTTTGACTTCTCGTTTGTTTAAATAATCCACAACTTGATCTTTCGGGATGCCCAATCCGGCACTAACGGTGCTTACATCACCAACCTGCAAATACGTATTTGCGATTTCAATGGCCTCGGGACTTATTCGTGTGGATACTTCTTTACTCATGGTGACATTGTAGCACCCTTAGGAACAAAAAGTCAAGAACTATTTTTTTGGTGGGTATATTTGAAAAATTTGAGTGGCATGATAGTACTAATACACTATATTTTTATCATTTTTTCATAAACATCTGGAAAAGTTTCTGGAAGTAAACGTAATTTTTTTAAAAATATGCGAAATACAAAAAAGGGTGACAATTTTCATTACCACCCCTTTTAATAAGTACACCTATTGCTATTTATAAAGTTACATAGTTAACTGAGAAAATGGTAGTGCTAATAACATAACGATAAACACAAGAGGCGCAACGAGCTGCACGAAGTTTCGAATGGATTGTTTCATTTTTGCGGAAGGATCTCCTTTTATCCTAAATTTCTTTGAAATCTTACTTGATTTCGAGACATATTATAGCAGTGTAGAAGAAAAATGTCAAGACATAAATTTTTGTAAGTGTGTATTTTAGTAACACTTTTAATATTATCAATAAAAAAGGCTCCGAAGAGCCTTTTTCACGCTTTAGTCTAGAAAGAGTATCTAATCTCAGTTTCTAGCTTGGAGCCAATGGGGTCAACTTCATCAATCTTAGAGCCTTCCCACTTGCCTTTAAAAGTAAGAGGGCCTTTCTTGAGTTTGTATCCTACTTCGCCAGAGTATCCATCCGTGCGAGGACCAACTTCAAAGTACAAGTTCTTGTCACTGTCACCAAGCAAGGTTCCAAACCGCAGGTGGTGGACAATATTGTCGCTCTGTAGTTCTTCATCTAAAAATCTTAGCTCATTCTTGTATTCGACGTATGGACCTGCCATCGCAGTTCCGGAAAGTGCCATTAAGGCCACGAAAGATAATGCATATTTCATATTTTTTCTCCAACGTAGAAAGAAAACGAGGATATAATTCGTAATATCCTCTCCATTTTTTCTCCACTTTTCAAATTATATTTGGTATAACCTCAATTGTCAAGATCTTTTTTTAAGGTGGTGTGAATTTTAGGAAATTATTTTAAGTTTTTCTTAATTTGATACTTGAACAGCACGTAATAATCTGGTATAATATCGACTTCAAAATAGCCAAAGTTGTACGTGAAGGAGAGCCGCGCGAGCCGGCAAAATGTCAAGTCTCTTAACACCCCCTGGTTGGCACGATTCCTGCATGGGAAAAAGTCCCCTGGTCACTTTTTGGCACGATTCCTGCATGGGAAAGGCGGCGCGGCTGTCCAGCTTTTGTCCAGCTTTTTTAGCTTTACCGATTGGCTGATTTTGCTATAATACTCGCACACAACAACAAAGCACTAGGAAAAAAATATGGCTATCACAAAATATACCGAAGCAATGGTTGCAAAAATTGTCTCTCAAGAGCCGCTCGATCTTGACAAAGCCAAAATTTTGGCTGTCGAATTCGGTATGCCCGACAAATATCGCTCGGTGATTTCTAAGGCATTATCGCTTGGGCTGGAGTATAACAGCGCGAAGCCATCGCGTAAAGACGGCTCTCCCGTCGTCAAGAAAAGCGAGGTTGTTTCCGATATCGCTGGTCTGCTCCACATGCCAGAGCATCATCTGGCTGGTCTGGAAAAAGCAACACGCGGCTCGTTGGTCGCGCTGCTGAAGCAATTGGGAGAGGAAATATCTTAATCGTTGCAACAGCATGGATCGGGACGGCGCTGCTCTGCGCCGCTCCCTTTCTGATTGATTCAGATTTAGGCAAAGGCATGATGGTCGTCGGGCTGGCGCTGCTATGCTTGCAGGCCATAGACAAAAAATGCTATAATCTGGTTTTACTCAACACAATAGGAATCTGCGGATATGTATACTCGATTTATTTTTGATCTCGACGGCACCGTGATCGACTCGGCCCATCGCCAAGGCGAATCGCTGGCAGACTGGCGGCGGCTCAATACCGTCTCAAATGTTTTGCGTGATTCTCTTTTGCCATTGGCCGACAAGATGCGCGGAGCGATTCGGGAAGGGCGAGACGTTTGGGTTTGTACGTCTCGCGTAATGGGCGCGGCGGATTATGCTTTTCTCCGACTAAACGGATTGCATCCGCTGCGCTCTCCGATTTTGTCACGCAATGGCGAGGCAGACATGCGCGGTTGCGGCGAGCTTAAACTCGCAAAACTGCAAGGCATGGCGGCGAGCATGGGCCAGCAATGGCCGGTATTTGCGGCGCATTCAATCATGTTTGACGATTCTCAAGATGTACAGGAAACCCTGCGGCCTGCTGGCATTCGGGTAATTGATCCGGTACAATACAATTTTACGATGCAACATAAGGCGAGCGCATAATGACGATACCAACAAAATCAATCATGGTTCTGGATACCGAGACATGCGATCTCAAGGGCCACGTTTATGACGTAGGCTACACGATCACGAACCGGCGCGGGCTGATTCGACAGAATCGCAATTGGCTGGTCGAGGAAATTTTTACCGACGCCAGCAAAATGATGGGCGCGTTCTATGCTCGCAAACTTTTTACCCATTATGCTCCCATGCTGCAAGCCGGAGAAATTGAGATTACGCCGTGGGCGGAAATCGTCAAAACTATGCAGGCAGATGTTGAAGCCTATGGCGTGAATGTTTTGGCAGCATATAATCTCGGCTTTGATCGTCGCGTGATGCGACAGACAAACGAGCTGCTGGGATCTGGCCCGATCCTACCCAAGCTAGACCAGCTCGATATTTGGCAATTTGCCTGTGAGACAAAATTGTCTCAAAAGCGATACAAAGAAATCGCGGAAAATCTCGGCTGGGTTTCGGCTGCTGGCAACATTCGCACTGGCGCTGAATACGCCTACCGATTTTGCTCTGGCGATCATGGTTTTATCGAAGATCATACCGCTTTGTCGGATGCGATCATCGAAACCAAAATCCTAGCAGACTGCTATGCCTGCAAAAAATCTGTGCCCTATGGCATTGTAAACGCGCAACCTTGGAGAATCGTCAATGCAAAATAAAATGAAAATACAGCAGGCGCGGCTTAACAAAATCGTTGGCCGCTTGGACGGGCCGGCGGCCGTCGTGCTCGAAGGGCGCGACACCGCCGGCAAATCTGGAACGATTCGAGAGGTTACGCATTATCTGCCAACGGATTCGTTCAGCGTTTGCCTATCGACTATGCCGAGCAAAACGACGATGAAAAAATGGCTGCCATTCTGGCGGCGAAAAATGCCGACCAGACCCATGCTCACATTCTTTGATCGGTCATGGTATAGCCGCGCATTGGTTCAGCCGCTAAATGGCTGGTGCTCTGAAAAACAATACCGCGGATTCATGGAAATTGTCGAAGGATGGGAAATCTGTCAGCCGGCCCATATCATAAAATTTTGGCTATCAATCAGCGAAGCAGAACAGGCCCGACGATTGGGAGAGCGCGAAACGTCACCGCTCAAATCTTGGAAAATGTCAGACAATGATCGGCGAGCTTTATCATCTTATGATGAAATGACAATTCTTAAGGAAAGGCTTTTGACGCGCGGAGATTGGCACTCAATAGACTACAACGACAAAGCTAAGGGACGGCTGGATTTTATAACGACCCTATGCAATATTTTGGAGAGATAACATGCGAGCACTAGCAGGACTCTATTTGGTTTATTCTGTCGCTACCGACCTTGTGATCTGGGGCGGCGCTTTATATTATTTTCTCCAAAATTTTGCATAAGCAAAAATCATGCCAAGCCTGCTATTTGCAGGCTTTTTTTTTGCACGACTTCCTGGAGAGAATGATTCTCATTTGCAAATGAGAATGAGAATCACTTGCAAATGCGAATGATTCTCATTCGCAACAGCGCCTACCGGCGC